GGAAAAAATCATTGGATGTATCTAAAAATAAATTTGGTATATCCTTAAACCAGGTCTCAAATTTATTAAACTTTTGAAGGATTTTTTCATATTTATTAATATCTTCATCTCTCATTTTTAATTGTACCTTCATTACATTATAATATGTTGGAAATGGATTATCGCGAATGAAATTAAAAAAATTAATATGCTTTTGTTTCGAGATCTGTTTCGGTTTAATTAACTTTACTTGTAAATAATATTTATCATTTCTATCCAATTTGTCATCTCTCTCTATAAATATTTCAAAATTTCTTATTCGATGCAAATGAGCCAATTGCTTAACATCTTCTATATACTCATTAGCAAATAATCGCCAAAGATCAGGGTTTAGAGCAGTCAGATACGCCTGCCCTTGCCCTCGCTGAATAGAAGTATAAAGATATTTATGATTTGTTATATTGGATTGATAATAACGAAAAGCCGTTCGACGAAGTAATACCGCTTTAGGATCATGATAAACTAATAATGATGGAAATTTTTCTGGTAGAGTTAATTTACCTTTTGAACTCATTATGTTTAATTTTTTAAGATCTCGAAATGTTCGGTATTGATAATGTATATCTGGATGTATTTTGTTAGAATTCCTATAAACTTTATTACCAAGATATTGTATCATTTCAATATCATCATGAAGGTCACATTCCAAATCCATATCATAATACTTAAAACAATCAATAAATTTTTCTTTATTAAGATCTTTTCTACTAATTCGCATTGCCCAAATCGAATCATCTCCATTGTTAAATAATTTATTCATAGTAAAGAAATCTTTCGGTGAATATTTATAGTCATGATATCTGCACCATGCAGCAATAAAAGTTATTCGATAAGCCCATGTATTGTCCCAACTAGTTGCCGATTGCCCTGTACCCCCACCACGATTTTTGAAATGAAGATTTCGCAATAAATTTTTATTATTGCGATATATTTCCAATAAATCAACTTCGCTATCCAAAGTATTTTCCTTTTTTACTAAATATGGAATTGTTTTATTTGGTGGTGTTTCAATATTTATTTGACCTAACCATGGAATTTCCTGATAATGTAATATTGGAATTGGTGGTAATAATCGTAATTGTAAATGGTCTAAATTAAATTTGTCGAAAATAAAAGGATTTAAACGTTGCCACTTAAGAATTTTATCTTGTCTTGACTTTGTAATATTAAATGACAATGGATGCAAATATGAATTATAAAGGGAATTAACGATATTATCATACTCCTTGTAAGAGTTAACAAAAGTAATATCTTTATTTTCTTTTAATGACTCCCAATTCATTAATTGTAAACTTTCTTTTCCAAGTTTTGGAAAAAGTTTGAGATCAGTTGGAATAATAGTATGAGATGTATAACTTTTAGGTAATTGAAACGGCG